TCATCTTCTATCTCACATTCGCAGTGCCACATGAGCACTGAATAAATTGACCATTCGCAGATAAACATCCAGCCTTGTTTAAGACGCATTTCAATCTGCGAATAGGGAACATTGCGGTATAGACCTTCGCGGGTCATAGCAATCCCCAACCTGTTATCCGTTTAATGGTTTATAATAAGTGAAATCAAAAACAAGTTTTTCATTTTCATATTTTCGATAACACCAAAATGAATTATATTGCCAACCTTTAATTATCATTTCTCTCTCTCAATTAAATATTGATCATAAAACATCCTAAGAGGCTTCAGAATCGTATCCATAAACGATTTGTCATATTTCACCGTCTCAAGTGATTCGCCCCGTGGTGCCCATTGATAAAAATCGCACCATGTCCGACCCATAATGTGCATTTGTAATTGCACCTGAGCATAATAATGCGTCTGCTGCTGCGCCGTTTTAAATTTAGGATCAGCCGAAGATCGCAATCCAAACGGACATTTGACCTCAATCAATCCATTGTTTTCAAGCAAACCGTCTGGGCTGCATCCCAGCCAATCCTCAAAAGTAAAAAATCCGCACTTTTGCACACGATTGCCCGTTTTTAATTCATATTGTTGAATGGCACCATCTTCATTAAATACGCCCCATTCAGTCGCAGCATTGCCAGTAAATTCATTTGGCAATCCTTTATATTCATTGACCATCCGGCGCATAACGTCGGACGGTTTTTGAAATGGTGACAATCCCAATATGCCACCAACCGCTGAGGCAGTAATTCTATATTTCCGTGCAGAATACCACTCTGGCGATCTTTGTTCCATTATTCATCCATTTAAAAGAGAAAACTCAGGGCGGCAATAAATTATAAAATCTATCACCGCCCTTACGTTGGAATGTTCACATCAGTAAGTCCACACAAACCGGTGCATGATATTCCACTTCATTATACTGTTGTAAAACAGTCTTTAATGTTAGTTACGAGGAAGGCTAACATTAAAAATTAGTCAGATTATTTTATGCGCCATCTGACCATTGGCGCATTTGCTCAACCCTCAAAAAGGAATATCGTCGTCAACAGGCTTTGCCTTCTTTGGTGCGGCGGCAGGAACATCAACCTTGCCAACTTTGGGCGAGACTGAAGCAATCCAGTTGCCAGAGGATTTATCGCCTTTGTCGTTTTTCATCTCCCAAATCTTCGTCAAAATAATCATGGGCTTATTGGTAAATGCACCAAGTGATTCGTCCGTAGGCGCACGACCCGCAGCCTTCAACTTTCCGCCTGTATTCGCGTCAATGGCTGACAACATTTTTAACGCCGTATCACGCTTTTTAGCGGGGTCTTTAGCGCGTGGGTCAGGATGCGTTGAAAACACCCACAATTTCTGAAACACCTTGCGGTTTTTATATTCAACAGGCTGCAATGCAGACCAGCGAAGCGAAACAAACTTATTTCCTTCACGATCCGTGTCGATCTTAGCTTCATCAATCACAGCTACAAGGCTCGTATTGTTTGGAATAGGATCAAGATTTCCGCCCTCCATTTCAAACGAAGTTGTAGATTGTACTTCTTCGCCTGTGCTCAATTCCCAGAAATCACTCATTTTCTTCCCCTCACTTCAAAACTGAAATATAATCAACAAGCGGATTTTTGCCCGCCTCAACAATCAATGGCTCCGTAATGCCATAACGGTTTTTGCTCACATTAGCCGCAGTTGCATATGCAATCAGAACACGAGTTCCGTCCGAAATAGCCTTTTTGCGTTCTCCATCACCTGTTGTGAATGTTTCCAGCTTCAAAAAGCCAACAAGATCAACATCATCCACATACGCGGGCATTGATTTATCGTGCATACGCAAGGTATATCGCATATATGCGTCATCATCTGGCGGCTCAATGCGGCTGGTTTCAGCGTGGGCAATGAATACCGTGTGCATACCCTTACGATCCGCCAGTAAGCCCGCAGCTTTACGCAAACGCTGGTGTAATCCAGACACCGCATCTCGGCCAGCGCCGTAGCCGCCAAGAGCCTGCTGAATGCCACGGGGCTTCTTAGGATCAGTGTCCACTACATACTGAGTGAACATACGTTCCAGCGCCGTCACGCTATCAACTACAAGCGTCTGATAATCATGATCCTCATTTAATAGTGCTTTAACCTGCTCCCAAAGCTGGTCAACGGATGACAATACAGGAAATGCCTCTGGGCGATCTTCCTCTGGAATGGCCTGCAAACCATCCTCGGCGCGAATAAAAATAGGATTAGGAAACGTGGCCGCCAGTGTTGTCTTGCCCATACCGCCGTCACCGCATAACGTAATAATGACTGGCCGATTTTTAGGCTTACTGATATTTGCAAATTCACTCATTGAGTAACTCCTTCTTCTCTCAACGAACTTGACACTAATGGCGTTTCGTTGCATTGTCAACATACGAATTGTCATGAATGGAACATTTTAAATGGAATCTCCCTCAGATATTATCCGTCAGACTTACGACGAGCAGCTTGAGCGAATTAAAATAGCGTTAGCTGACAGGAACTTAGCTAAAGTTGCCAAGCAAACAATGCTGCATGAAAACACGGTTCGATCCATAGCTAATGGGTCAAATAAAATGCCGTCAATTACGACCATTGATGCTTTGGCAGGATATTTATTCAAATGAATTATAAAGATTTTTGGGAGGCGGGCTACCGCGTAATTGGCCTAAACAAAATAATAAAAAACAATTTATGTTCATGCGGACAGGCCGGATGTAAAGCCATCGGCAAGCATCCCATCGCATCAAATTGGCAATACGCGCCCCTTTGGTCTGAGGAGCAGATCGAGACAATGGAGCAAATGGACCAATTCGCCACCGGATATGGCGTTCTGGTCAAGGGCTTGCTGGTCATTGACGTGGACGCCCGCAATGGCGGCGTTGAGTCTTATCAGCGCCTCATTGAGCAATTTCCCGACATTACAGGCGCGGGCATGATTGTCGAGACAGGATCAGGCGGCGGGTCAAAACACCTTTACTATACCGTGCCCGAAGGTTTAGCGCTGCTCCAACACCTGCCGGACTATAAGGGCATTGACTTTAAGTCATCCGGCTTCGTGGTCGGTCCAGGATCGCTGCACGTCTCAGGCAACCATTATAAATGCGTTTACGGATCGCCCAGCGACATCGAGGCTGCACCTACTGCATTGCTGGATGCACTACGCAAGCCAGAGCGCCACCGCGCTGAATATAACGGCCAGACGTTTGACGTGTCCGCGACCGAACTTGAGGACATGCTGTCCTACATCGACCCAGATGTGGCGCATGAAATCTGGATCAAGTGCGGAATGGCTATTCATCATGCAACGGGCGGGACAGGATTTGCGATCTGGGACGCATGGTCAGCCAAGGGCACGAAATACCCGTCCAGCGAGGAGCTTGCAAAGCGCTGGCACTCGTTCGGCAAGTCTGCCAATCCCGTAACTCTGGGTACGTTGGTTTATTACGCGGAGGCCGCTGGCTGGACGCGGGCGGTGACGTTTGAGCCGAATGAGCCTATGGACTTTCCAGAGGATGATAATGCAGACATTGACATTCGCGGCATCGACTTGAAGCGCCCCCCTGGATTCGTTGGTGAAGTATCCCAGTGGATCCACGACCAATGTTTTTCGTACCGCGAGAATATTGCTGTAGGGGCTGCACTTGTAGCAATGGGAAACATTGTCGGATTAAAATATCGAGAGACAATGCGAAACACTACAGCTAACTTGATTGTTTTTTGCGTGGCAGCCTCTGGCACCGGCAAGGAATCAATTTTGCAAGCTGCAATGAATGTCGTGAAGGTTTCGGGATTAAATAGAGCAGCGCACGGCGCAATTAAGTCGGAGCAGGAAATCGTCCGTAACCTGATTGATCACCAAGCCTCGTTTTATATGATTGACGAAATTGGCTACCTGCTCACCAAGATTAAGAATGCACAGACCAAAGGAACAGCGTCTTATCTTGAAGGCGTAATTGGCATCATAATGTCGATTTATTCCAAAGCGAATGGCGATTTGCTGATTTCAGGTGACGTGCGCAAAGAAATTCGCAAGGGTATTTTGCAAGAAATTGCTCAGATAGAGCGTCAGTTAGAAAATGGCTCTAATCCGATATTTGAACTCAAACTTCAGCAGCGTGAGGCTGCATTAACATCCATCGAGAATGGCATTGTTAATCCATTTATATCGTTGCTTGGCTTTACGACCGATACAAACTTTGACAAAATAGTGGATTATGAAAACACGGCCAATGGTTTTATCGGGCGTAGTTTGATTTTTGCTGAGACAAAGTCTGTCCCCAAAGAGAAAGAAAATTTTGAGCCTCGACCTATGCCAGAGAAAATGCAGAATACGCTGGTTGATCTGTACCAAGCCGGATCGTTCAGCGTCATTCCAAATGACCGCATAGAGAATTACGGGGATAAAATTGAAATACCAACCACAGATGACGGCAAGGCTTTGTTGAAAAAGGTCATGCGGATCATGCACGAGCAAGCCGAATATCATTCGGAAAAGTCTGGCATGGAGGCAATCTGGCTGCGCTCTCGTGAACAAATTGCCAAGGTATCATTTATTCTTGCAGTGCCGGAAGGTATCCGCACAGTTGAGCATATACGCTGGGCTTACGCACTTATTCGTAAAGATATTGAATATAAGATTAATTTGGTTATTGGCAACGACCGCCAGAAGGACGAGCCAAAGACCGCGCTACTGTCCAGTTTGGACAATGTTTTATCAGGCGATGACGGCGAGACGCTTGGCGTCATACTTAACAAATTGCGTAAATATAAAAAGGAGGATGTGGAGGCTGCATTAACCATGTTGGTAGATAGAAAAATGGTTACACTGGAAACAAATATTCACCCCAAACGCAAAATTACAATTAAACGGTACAGGAAAGTTAAGAAATGAGATACGAAGATAGATTTATTCCAGATGTTGTGTGGAAGATTATAACCGATACAAGCGCAAGACGGAGAGTGAAAATTGATCATGTCATGAGTGCATCCAGGCTTCCTGAATTGGTTGAGACACGGCGGCAAATATCAAGGAAGCTGCGTGAGATTTTAAATGAAGATGGAACAAATGTTTACAGCTATCCAACTATCGGTAAATTCTTTAATAGAGATCACTCAGGAATTTATTATATGCTGCACCCGCAGTGCCGTGGAACAAGGTCAAAAAAATGAAAAACACGCCTATTAAATACAAAAAAAACCCGCCGATTTATTGGGAAATGGAAGTTGGTGATGTTCGCGTTGTTACCCATAAAGAAGCGCTAGCCGCGCATCGGTGGGGGCTTCGACGGGAAATAAAATTCAGTCGAGACAAGCGCCCCCATGAGGGCAAATATTTAATTACGAGGATGTCATAATGAAATTAACTGACGAACAAATTGCTGCAATTAAAATTGATCGACGCCCATTAAAGATCGTTGCCCATGATTACAGCATCTCGCAATCTTACGCCCAAAAAATTCGTGGCGGTAAGGAAATTCCGCAATATGCTGAGACCATGAAACGCCTTAAGGAATTGGAATATCAGGTGTCGCGCATTAAGGAATTAGAGTATCGGATTAAGATATTAGAGGGGAAGGTATGACCGACGCCACAAAGCACGATGGTGATAAACCGCGCCTTGATTTGCTGGATAGATGTTTCCTAGAAGAAACAGCGCTCGTGCTTGGCTTTGGGGCTGATAAGTATGCGCCACACAATTATAAAAAAGGCCTGGCTTATACCAGGCTAATAGCAGCAGCTATGCGGCACATTGTGGCTTTTAATGATGGCGAGGATGTTGATCCAGAAAGCGGATTGTCACATCTCGCCCATGCCGCATGTTGCCTGCAATTTTTAATGTGGATGAAAAAAAATCGTACCGATATGGATGATAGGCACTTGACGCTAATCTAAGGATGTGCGATAAAGATGACGTTGCAGCGGGGGCTGCACTAAATGGAGAATGTAAAATGGTTTACTCATATGAAACAGTTATTCTTCTGGATGGACAAGAAATTGATGTCTCCGTTGAATATCGTGCAGACAAGCCATACGACCAGACATGGGATGAGCCAGCATATGCTGGAGAGGTTTATTCTGTATCAATGCGGATTGGCAATGTTTCAGTTACCGGACCACTAATGGACATCCTTTTCGATAATCTCGACCATGAATATATGATCGACCAAGCATTTGGGGGGCGCTAATATGTTGCAACATAAAATAGCATTTACATCTACCGGAACAATCAGGGCAGAGTTCGGAAGAATTTCGCAGGCGTCATTTTTGGAAATTACTAATCCTGCTTACAAAAAAGATGAAGACCCAGTGACAATTTTCTTCCCATTAGAATATGCCGATAAACTTGAGCGCATCGCCGCTGCAATCAATGAAATCATGGGGGAAACCCCATGAATACCATCATCGAGGGGTTTTGCGTTCTAGGGTTTTTTTTCGGCGGGTTATTTATTTATTGCATTGTATGCCCGCCAGAGCCAACACATAAACATCACACGGAGACACATTATGCTCGTATCAATAGATAAAACTTATAAAACCAGATGTGGCTACGATGTTAAAATTTACGCCATTTATAAAGATCAACATTTTAAAGTTCATGGCGCTTATTTTGAAGATGGATCGTGGACACAGGCATCATGGAAATTAGACGGAACTCATCCATATCCTAATAGAGTTCTTAATCTTGTTGAAGTAAAGCAAAAGCGGATGGTGCGGCATCATCCGACCGCATCGCTTGCGTGAAACGTGAAATCGACTGCGAAGAAGGAGAGGGATTATGAGAGACATATCAATCTGCAACAGCGGCCTGTGTCCGTCCTCTACGACGTGCCGCAGACACCCAGACAGCGGTGCAATAGCCGATGCAAAATATCAACTGTATTACTCATTTGATCTGCCGGAAGATGCTGACCACTGTGAAGATTATTGGCCGATGGAGGATATTAAGCCATGAAATTAGACCTTAAAAACAAAACCTACACCCTGCGAAACGGGTCTGAATATCGCAACTATTGCGACGATGCGAGGGGTAAATACCCAGTTCAGGGAGCCTATAAATCCAAAAATGAAGTGTGGGTGCAATGTGCACACACCTTAGACGGAAAGTTTTTAGTTGGTGGCGATCACGATTACGACCTCATCATTGCCAGGAAGGCTCACACGATTACGTTTTGGGTAAATTATTATTCAAATGGCGAAGTTAGCGCCTTTGAAAATCGGGCAGACGCTGATTTTATCGCTGGCCCCAATCGTTTAACCTGCCTTGAGATTACCCGCACTTTTACAGAAGGAGACGGACTCTAATGCCCGATATTTCCATGTGTCAAAACAACGAGTGTCCATCAAAACATAAATGCTATCGTCATGCAGATAGCGGGACAATCCCAAGCGACCGCCGTCAATCTTATATGGAGTTTCCATTAAGGCCAGACGCAAAACATTGTGATTATTACATCCCTTTGGGAGGAAATGATAAATGACTGAATTACAAATCAATTTGGCTGATGCAGAAATTTGCAATGCTACGCCACAATTAATTGAAATTCTTAATATGCTGGGGCAAGATAAAGAGAGGGGGTATCGCACTGTTCTTGCTCCTTTACTAACAAAAGCACGGTTGTTTGACTCGGAAACAAACAAGGCTAAAAAAGCTATTCAAGTTTTAAATTTTGTTGTGGATGTATGCAATATTCACCCATTTAAGGTAGATTTAACAGATGATAAATTGTGCGATTTATGTTCGTTTTTTATCCAAAGAATAAAACACATAAATTGAAAATAAGGAGATCAAGCCATGAAATTAGACCTTAAAAACAAAACCTACACCCTGCGAGATGGCTCGGAATACCGCAATTATTGCGATGATGCTGGCGGTAAATATCCCATTCATGGGGCGTTTAAAAATGATGAAGGAGTATGGATACAAATTAAACACTTTTTCGATGGCAGATTTTATTCGGATGGTGTCAAACATGCTTACGACCTAATCGAAGTCAAAAAAACCCATACAATTACGTTTTGGGTGAATTATTATTCAAACAGTGAATTTAGCTTGTGGTATTCACAAGAAAAGGCTGACTTATCTGCTAGCCGTAACCGTATTGCTTGCCTTGAGATTACCCGCACATTCAATGGTGGCGAAGGATTGGAGGACAGGAAATGACTAACAAACTGATTGAAAAACTCAACGAACATTTAAAATGTATTTATAAATATCCAGAAGAAAGTTGGAATGACTCTAATCTCCTTGAGGAAGTTATCCTTGCCCTTAAAGACCAGCAATATCAGATTGATGATCTACAAAAGCAAATTTTCGACCTTAAAAATTTGGAGAATAAGCCATGACACAACCCACTTCGGAAGCTCTGCTTATTATTGCTCAACAAATGAACGAGCAAGGCGTTGATTTTCGCACGGACGTGCATG